TAACAGTGAGTTAAGATCTGATACTTAATGATGTCATCTTTAGACATCCTAATTCTTTTTTGTACTTGGTTGACAAGTGCCATGGTTAATCTTTTCTAAGTTGTCTTTTTTTAGGTGTTTCTTGTGTCTCTTCTTCACCTTCTTCTTGTTCTACTTCTTGTTGTGCTTGAGCCATCATTGCATACTGCATCTGAATATTGGTTCTTTTAAATCTAGCCTCATCAATTCTAAGAAGTGTATCTTCATATTTAAGTTGTGCTTCTAGATAAGGCAATGATTCAGTATAAAATTGAAGCATTTGTTCTTTTTGAGCAGCTAATTCTTCAGCTGTAAACTCTTTTTCTTGTTGATTTTCCATAACTATTAATTTATTGGTTTACAACAAATATACAAAATAAGTTTAAATGTATATAGTTTAAATAAAAAATCCAGGCACTATAAGTACCTGGATCTCTATAAGTTGATTTATTATCTATTTTTAATAGTGAAGTTTAATACTGTAAGTAAATAAAAACTTCTAGATATATCAATTTCAATAGATAGTATATCAATAAATGATACTCTTATTTTAAGAGCAAATTTATCCCATTGCTTAGTATAACTATCCCATCCATTTCTAAACTTCATAAGCTATTATTTAAGTGGTAAATATTTGGTAGCTCCTCCAGCTTTTACTGCTTTAAGAATTTGTTTTCTTTGTGCACCATCTGAGTTATAAGATACGTGTACCCAATCAGGATTAGCATCTGTTCCAAACTCCCAGATAAGTTGATCAAAGTTTACATTAGCTTTAACAAAATCAAAGATTTGTTTGTTAGTTACTGTTGTACCATCCATGTCAATATCAATTGCTTCTCCTTTACAATGTTGTGATGAAGATGCTCCACCTACAGCCTTATTCAAAGCAGCAGAACGGTATCCAGAACTTAAGTGTACAGGAACTCCAAAGTGTTCTCTAATTGGTTCAAATACATTCTCAGCTAACTTCTTAAAGTTCTCAATATGCTCAGGTGTTGGCATGTTGCTGATTCCTTTTCTTTTAGCGGTCTCTGATCTCATTACTTCCGCTAGTGCTAAATGTTTACTTAATTGCATAATTTATTTTTTAAAATATAGGTTTGCTTCTGCTTCTCTTCTTCTTACTAGACCTTTTAATGTTTTACCTCCGGCCTTTACCCATTTCATAAACTCAGCAGTAATAGTTTCATCTTGTGGGTTTGCATTTACTTTCTTTAATAAAGTAGATGACTTTAAATTTGCTGGTCCTAAGTTATATGCAAAAGATACTAATGCATCAAATTGATTTTGATTAATGTCATCTCTACAGTAACTATCTACATATTTCTCAAAGCTCACCAACATACTTTGTAATAATACTGTTCCTTCAGCTTCAGTAATAGCTTTATCAGCCATAGTTACTTTTTTACCATCAGGATAAAATGTTGCTCCATATCCAATTGTAGGTATACCTGCTGGACATTTATATGGAGCAGATCTAAACCCTTCAAAAGTTTTAATCATTTCAATACCTGCAGTACCTGTTTTAGTTATTTTCATTTTCCTCTTCTTTTTTCTTTTTAAGTTTCATTATTCTTCCAGCAGTTGTAATACCAAACGCACCTAATGTAAGTAACATGAAACCATCAAAAATAAATTCTTTTATAATAAGTTCATTACCTACTACTCCTGTTATTACATCTACAAATAGTACAAACACCATTGCAAAAAATGATACTACCCCAACAAATGCTTGCTCATTAATTTGATTGTCATCTGAAATCAACTCTCTAAAAAACTTTTTCATACTTATAATTTAATAGGGACCTTAGTTACTTTAGGTCTCTCCGGTTTAATAATTGCTCTCTCCCATCCTTTAAGAGGGTTTTCCTTTTTTTCATAAGGATCAAATGGAGTTGGACATTTATAAAAATATAGATCTCCACTCATATTATCTTTTTGGACATAGTACTGGTGCAAGTCAACTGCATATATTGTACTGTCATCCCAAGAGTAATATATCCAAACATTACTAATTGATGCATCTAATAGCCAAGCTTCTAGTATATCTAGCCTTTTTGCTATCTCATAGTCTACTACATGTTCAATTATTACTTTTTCTTTTTCAAGAATTATAGTATCTAATACTGCAATAATACTATCTCTAGTAACTATATCTTTTTTAAATCCAGCAATAATTGCTTTCTGTCTTTCAAAAATATTATTAATGTCATCTGCCTGTTTAACAGTCAAGATAACAACTGAGTCACCTTTGATTACCGTCTTCAGCGGGTAGCTTGATTGGCTGAAAATCAAACTGGTCACCAGTAGACTGCTTAACATTAATATCTTTTTCATTTGCTAGTTCTTTTTTTATGTCTTTAACTACAGACTTTGTACTATCTAAATCTCCTATAACTTCTGATACCATATTCTCAAGATTGGCTTTATCTTCTACCAACTCTTGGTTCTCAGCTTTTAGTTGTTTAACACTACTTGTCAACTTTTTATTTGCACTAGTAAGTTGTTTATTTTCTCCAGTAAGTTGGATATTATCTTGCACAACAACTACGTGTTCTGTACCACTAGAAAATATCTGTATTACTACTAGTGTAATAAATAGTATACCAACTATAAGTAACTTCTTTTTCATTTTTTACCAAATAGCATCAATACAGTTTCTTTAAGACTCTTTGAGCTTTCAGTGCTTTCATCTAGTTTCTTTTCCAGATCTTCTCTATATTCCCCTTCTAATTCCTCAACCCTCTGTCTATAATCTTCCTCACTCTTAATAAGTTTGTTAAGAAACATCCATGAAATATAACCTAAAGCTAATACTGCAAAGCCTAGTACACCATATTGTGTTAATACTTCAAAAGGACCGAATGACATTACTTCTTAGTTTTTCTTCTGGTTGTTGTTTTCTTTTCTTTAAGCTCTTCTTTAAGTCTTGCAGATTCATCAAGATGTCTTTTGATGAATATCCAAGCTACATAGCCAAGAGCTAAAACTGCTAAACCTAGCGGACCATAGTCTGCTAGTTGTCCAAATACACCAAAATCTGGTGCCGTTGTTTCTACTGCTGTTGTATCCATTACTTATTTGTTACTAGTTGTCTTACTGTATCAGTTAAGTCTCCTACATTCTTAGCTAGGTTTTTAATTTCTAACTGAGTTTGTTCTTGAATTGCCTGATATTTTAATCTTGCTTCTTGTTCCACTAACTCTATCTTTCCTTTAAGTTTTCCAAGTTCTTCAGATCTTTTGTGATCATTTTCAAATAAAAGATCTATGTCTCTTCTTGCATCATTATAGGCCGTCTTTAAAAAGAAACCAAATATTCCCAAAAGGGCAGCACATATAAATAGTACTATAGTTAGTGTAGAATTGTCCATTATTTTATAATTAATCCTGTAGTTAATAATCCATTTAAGAGAATTGAAATATTTCTCTGTCTCTTTATCCTTTTTAAATCAAAGTCTTTAGTTGCTATAATAGTATCTTTGGAATTGATAATATATCTCTGAGCCTGGATAATAGTATCCTGAGCTGCTATAATAGCATCCTTTTCTTTATCTCTTTTATATAGTACGTGGATCATTGTGTCCTGAATCTGGACAATATTAAAAGTATCTCTAGCACTCTTGACTCCATCAAGTTGTGCCTGTAAATCAAAAAGACCGTTATTAAGTTCAGCAATAATTGACTTACTATTATCAATTACTTTCCCCTGTTCCTTAATTACAGTCTCTTTACCTTCAATTCTTTTTTCAATTACTTTTTGCTTACTAACTGGATAAACCTGTGTAGGCTTTCTTAAAAGCAAAAACAGGCACATCACTATAAGACATACCTGTAATATGGTTGAAAGATTAATACGTGATATATGTATATATTTCATACATATAATATACAAAAAAATTTACAACTTTCCTAGCATATATTTTTCTGCATTTTTGATTGTATCATCTGCTGCCAACATTTTGTTAATGATGTCTTTATCAACATGTTTAGGATGTACATACCAATCCTCATAACAACTAGTTTCATTTGGTGCAATATTACTTGCTACAAGTAAGTATCCTCTACTTAATAAAAAGTTTCTAGACTTCTCTCTATAAGATCCAGACACATCTGTATAGTGATCATGTTCATATGTGATTACTCCAAAAGTACATTGATCCCAAGGAATCATTGTCATTATTTCATATGTAGTTGATGGTGGTTCACAGTCAACTTGTAAGTAGTCAATATGACCTTTAAGTATAGAGTAATCAAATTTTGTAGCATCACATAGAATAATCTTATTTTTTCTATGTTTCTTAAATTTTTCAACCTCATGTTCTAAGATTTCTAATGAAGTACCTGTCCATCCAAATTGTTCTAAGAGAGCTGTATTACTTCCGTGGAATGGATCTGCTGCACCAATTTCAAAATATGTTCCGTTTCTTTTACCATTAAGCATAGATAAGGTAAACATATCCTGGTATGTTTGAGAAAAGTTTTTCTCAATAGTTTCTGCTCCTGGAAACTTATGTCTTAATTCATCATAAAAACCTTTATGATATCTTAAGAATGGATCTGGTCCTGAACCTAATGAAGTTATGTTAGATTGAACAAGTTTTTTGTACTTTTCACTTAAATCTTGACCCTTATTAACTAACTTAATAAACTCATCTCTTGCTTCTTGTGATCTACCAATCCACCAAGCACAAACTGCTTTTTGAAAGTATAATTGATAAGCATCTTCATACCCTATATGTTTTGTACAATTCTGAGCGTTATGAGCATTAGCAATACCCATTATAGCATAAGAATATGCTTCATGATATTGCTGTCTTCCTTCTGCCCACTCACTTAAGAATAAGTATGCTTCGGGTCTTTCTGGTGCAAATGATACTGCATTTAACCATAGACCTTTTTCAGTTGTACCTCTTCTTCCTTGTACAGCTAAACATTTTGCAACCATAAGTAATGACTCATATATTGCAGGTTCATATTTACCATACTCAGCAGCTCTTAAATAAAAGGATAATGCAGATGCTGTATGACCTTGTGAAAAGTAAAATTCTCCAAGTTCAAAGTTAATTGCACCATTAAAAGGATCTTTTATAAACTTTTCTATTTTACTTGGGGTTGTTCCTTTTGTAACATATGTAGTATTTAACTCAAGATTTAAGTCTACCATTGTTTCAAATGTATGTAATGGTAATCTTAAAATAAAGGCCGTAGAGTCTTGGAAACCAAATGGAATGATAAAGTCATTACCATCAAAGGCTAAACCGCAGGAGAACTCAATATATGCAGTCATAAACTTAAACTCCTCAGAGTATGCAACTATGTTCCAGCTTTTATCCCAGACAATAAATCTATGATAATATTGTGCATCTTTTTTTCCTTGCTCATTCTTCCATAAATCTACTTCATGTGTAAGAGCTATTCTATAGTCACCTACAGTAATAACTTGTGATCCTCCTCTTATATCTCTTGGAAAATTAACATCTTGCTCTACTATCCACATAGTTTCTGATGTCCCCATTTTGGGATCAACTTTTACAACTTCTGTAGGATTAGTCCATTTCACATAGTGGTATGGCATATCAAGAATAGGCATCCAGTTTTTTTCACAGTACGAATGTGTTGGTGGTTCTATTCTAGATCTACTTGTTTCTTTTGCACCATAACCAATTGCGGATAATTCCATTCTACCTTCACCATCAGTTTTAGTATCTCTTCTTACACCAGTAAGGTAAAGATTGTCATCCCAATATACCATTCTAGCATCTTCCAATCCAATAAACTCCCACACAGGTTCAATATCTAATTTGGATGTATCAACCTTTTGAGTTTTTTCAATTGCTAAAGTATTGGTATCTAATTCACAGATATAGTTTGTTGTTCTAAGAGTAACATCATCTTCCGGATTAAGATATGATAATGGTCCCCATAGAGATTGAAATTGTTGAGATCCTTCACTATGGTATAGTGTATACTGAACATGTCTTAGGTTCAATAAGAATTTACCCTCTTCATATAATAATGAGGGATTAGTAAGTCCTAATCCTTCAGTAGTAGATGATGGGATAATAAGATAGTTAACAGAACCCCCATTTTCTAAGGCTCTTTTACAGAGATTGTTATCCATTTGTTGTTGGTTTTACAACAAATATACAATTATTCTCCTTTTAATGCTTTTAATTCTTGATACATTGCAAGAAGCTCTGCTTCTTTTTGAGCAATAAGTTCTTCAGGAGTTGGTCCTTCTACTTCAATAAAACGGACTTCTACTAGTCCGTTATCATCATAAATTTCTTGTCTTATCTGTGCCATAATAATTATGTTGTTATTCCTATATATGGGGTACTACCTGTTCCAGGAGATGTTGATGTAATTGTACTAGGTGCAGAACCAAAGGTTGTTGTTGTAAATACATATGTTAACGGTGTTGTTGTAGTTAATCTAACTGTAGGTATTGCTATAACATTTAAAAAACTTACTGAAGGATTTAAATTTGAATAAAGACCTAACCAATATGTTGTACCAGCTAAAAATGTACCAGATACAGTTACAGATTTAACACCTGCAGTAGCGCAATTTAAATCTGTTGACTCATACAGTTTTGTAGAAGGTGACGCATTACTATCTGAATATATTAATACTCTTGCTAATGATCCAGCAATTAAAGTAAGCACATTGATTCCTAAAGCTGTATATGGTATATTTACTGCAGGACGAAAAGGTATCAAATACAATCTATTAGCTATTAATGCACCTGAAACACCTGCTCCATAATTAATGGAATGACTCATAAGAAATCCTCCAGTTCTAATAATAGATATAGATGGTCCTTGAATACCTGAGATGCCTTGTATTCCTTGTGATCCGTTAGTACCTACTGTTCCCTGAATACCTTGTATTCCCTGTATACCTTGTGCAGAAGTACCTTGTAATCCCTGTACTCCTTGAACACCCTGTGTCCCTAATATATTTACAGTATTTATATTAGTCATCTTATGCTGCTGTTATACCTATTAATATTGGGGATATAGTTCCTGTAGTTGGACTTGTGAAAGTAGTAGGTGCTAAACCGTATGATACAGATCTATAATAACCAGTATACATTACATAAGAAGCAGGAGAACTATATATACTAAGAGTTTGAGTAAGATTTATAGTACTGAGTGTAGGGCTACCGTTGCTATACCAACCAATCCAATACGTTACTCCAGCATTAAAAGTACCAGAAGTAGAAACTACTTTATAACCTATAGTTGAGCAATCTAAATCAGTACTTTCATAAAGTTTAGTATCTGGAACATTAGCACCATTTGAATAAATTAATATTCTAGTTAATGAAGTTATTCCTGAAGTTACATATATTTGAAAAGAAGAATATTTTAAATCTTTAGCTGGAGTAAATGGAATTAAATTAATTCTATTAGCAGTAATTATTGTAGTAGTAAGTGCTGCTGCAGTTATAGCAGTTGTAATAACATCTCCACTGCTAAAATTAAATACATTTTGTAAACCTCTTATTGCTGTAATTCCTTGGGCACCAGCAGATCCGGAAATTCCAATAGGTCCTTGCGTACCTTGCGTACCTTGACTACCAGAAACATTTACTGGTCCCTGTATCCCAGTAACTCCTTGCGCACCTTGAGCTGTAATTATATTTTTACCATTTATTTTCATACTATCCTCTTGCTAGTCCTATCATAGGTGGTGCTGTTGAACTAATTATGGGTGTTCCAAATGTAGATGGAGCAGAACCATATGTTGCAGTTATGTAATAATAAGTTACAAGTACTGGTGGTGAAACTGTTGTGTCAATTTTTATTGGTACTACAGAAGCTGCATTAAGATGTACAAGATTTGTTGCTCCATTTGCATAAACACCTAACCAATATACAACACCTCCTAAAAATGTACCAGATACCGATGCTAGTTTTTGACCTGTTGTACTAAAACTTAAATCTGTTGATTCATATAACTTAGTATTTGGTTTTCCATTTAAATCTGAATAAACAACAATTCTTGCAGTAGTAGCTGTGGTGCTATTTGCATAAAGAAATAAACCTGAATATGTTAAATCTTCTGCAGGCATAAAAGGTGTGACATATAGTCTATTTGCCACAAGAGGAGCATTTGAATTAGTTTGTCCTGTAATACCTATGGTTAACCAAATAGAACTTGCTGTTGATACGTCATAGAAAGAATGTACTCCACTTATTCCAGTTCCTGTTACACCTTGAACTCCTGTAGAACCCGTTGTTCCTTGAGGTCCAACAATACCTGTAGTTCCTACTCCTGAAAGTCCTTGAGTACCTTGTAGTCCTTGAATACCAGTGACACCTTGAATTGAAGAAAGATTAAAACTATTAACTTTCATAATCTATATTTCTACCCATGTATTATCTGGTCTAAAGAAAAACAAAAATAATTCTTCAGTACCATCAATAGCATAACAATGACCTAAAATTCTTACATATTGTCCTGTAGCATTAGGAGCAGTAACACTTGTTACACCTGTTGTACCTTGTGCACCATAAATTGGAGATCCTAATTCAGATGAGCTCATAGTAGTACATTCTACAGCCTCAGTATATGTTGTAGGATCATTTGTTAATATACAATGTCCATCTAATAACATTTCATCAGCTGTAACTGCAACACCTAATAATTTAGAAGCGCGGACAGTACCCCAATTTACCTCAGTCCAGGTGCCGGCATCTAATGCAGCAATTCTTCCAACATCTACTCCATGAGCTTCATATGTCATAGTATGACCTGACCACCAAGAATAACTAGGATTAGTACGTACAGTATCAAGTATTGTTTGTCTTGCATTATTTCTAATTCTAAAATCATTTTGGTATAAATCAGTACTTGTTGATTTAGCAATATTATTGTTTGTATTATTGTTTGCTGACCAATCAAAATTACCATCAACAGTAACTCCACCTTGTGTTATAAGTTGTCTATTTTGCCAATCAACTGAAGTATAAGTTATATTATCAGTAAGTTGAAAAATACCATTTCCCCAATCTATTTCAATTCCACTAAAAATTGAAGTTGAAAGTTGTTGTGTCTTAAGTACTTCTGCAGCACCTCCATTATCAAAAAGTAAAGCTGAATCTTTAAAAGAAGTAGCATCAAATCTAAAGGGAATGTATTTATCAGTTGGATTGATTGTAAAACCAACAGCACCCGTAACACCTTGGGTACCCTGGATACCTTGAGTCCCTTGACTTCCCTGAGCACCCTGTATTCCTTGTAGTCCTTGCACTCCTTGTGTACCCTGTATTCCTTGGCTACCTTGAACACCCTGAATTCCCTGTGTCCCTTGTATTCCCTGCGTACCTTGTGGTCCTTGAACTCCTTGGCTGCCCTGAGTTCCCTGTACTCCCTGTACTCCCTGGATTCCCTGTAAACCTTGAATCCCTTGAGTTCCTTGCGTTCCTTGTGCTCCCTGAGGACCTTGAATTCCTTGTACACTAATTCCTTGTATTCCTTGGATACCCTGAGTACCCTGTGATCCTTGTAAACCTTGTATGCCTTGTGTGCCTTGAGCTCCGTATGCATATAATGCAGCATCTAACCAAGTACCTGCTCCTGATCCATTAATATTTTGAGAAGTTGTATTACCGGTATATGCTGTTATTTCAATATAATCAGTAGTACCATTAAAATATATAATGGTATTAATAGTTTGAAAATACCCAGTTGTGCTAGTTTCAATAGGATTTTGTGCAATAGCAATTTGTGTACTACCGTTTTTTCTTAACTGAATATTAGTCTGGTTAGTACTTGTTACTCCTGGATCCCACCATACTTGAGCATTAACTAAGTAATATCCTGCAATTGTAGGTTTAAATTGATTAGATGCAAACCAGTTATTAGGATCAAAATCATCTACTAAAGTTACTACAGTATCAGTACCATTTGGAATAGTTTGAACTGATCCATTCTTAATAGCTTTACCAACATAAGTTCCAGGCGTAAGCATACCCCCATTTAAACCTTGGATTCCTTGCAAGCCCTGTATTCCTTGTGTGCCCTGTATACCTTGTAAACCCTGTGTACCATTGCTACCTTGAATACCTAATGAACCTTGGATTCCTTGTATACCTTGTGCTCCATTAAAACCAATTGCTCCTTGAACACCCTGAGGTCCTAATAAACCTTGAATACCTTGGATTCCTTGAGTACCAATACCAATAGCACCTTGTGTACCTTGAATTCCTGTTAATCCCTGAATACCTTGAGCTCCCGTACTACCAGTTGAACCTGTAATACCTTGAATACCTTGTGTACCTTGAGATCCTGTTCCTCCAGTAGATCCTGTAGAACCTTGAGATCCAATAGAACCTTGTATACCTGTTAATCCTTGAATACCTTGTAGTCCAGTACTTCCCTGACTTCCTGTAGCACCAATAGAACCCTGACTTCCTGTAGTTCCTTGGGCACCAGTACTACCTACCGCACCTTGCGAACCAGTAGCTCCAGTAGTTCCTTGAGATCCAACAGCCCCCTGTGATCCAGTTGCTCCCGTAGAACCCTGGCTTCCAGTTGTACCTGTTGCCCCTTGAGTACCAACAGCACCTTGAGAACCAGTACTACCAATTGCTCCTTGTGACCCAGTTGCGCCTGTAGTTCCTTGTAATCCAGTTATTCCCTGAATCCCTTGAGTACCTTGAGATCCGGTAGAACCCGTAGATCCAGTACTTCCTTGCGCACCAGTTATCCCTTGACTACCTGTAGTCCCTTGTGAACCCGTTGAACCAGTTGTTCCAGTAGCACCTTGACTACCAATACTTCCTTGTGAACCTGTCGTACCTTGAGAACCAGTTGCACCAGTAGTACCAGTTGAACCTTGACTACCAGTTGCACCAATTGCACCCTGACTACCAGTTGTTCCCTGTGCTCCTGTAGAACCAGTACTACCCTGAGATCCGGTTGTTCCCGTTGCTCCTTGAGATCCAGTGTTACCTATTAAACCTTGGATACCTTGAATTCCCTGTGTTCCTTGACTTCCAGTAGCTCCTGTGTTACCAGTAATACCTTGAGTCCCCTGAGTTCCTTGAACTCCCTGAGATCCATTTAAACCAGCTGAACCTTGACTTCCGGTTGTACCTTGACTACCAGTAGATCCAGTAGAGCCTTGACTACCTGTTGTACCAGTAGTTCCTTGAGCACCGGTAGATCCTTGAGCACCTGTAGTACCAATAGAACCCTGCGAACCAGTAGCTCCTTGTGCTCCTGTTAAACCAATCAATCCTTGAATTCCTTGAATTCCTTGTATGCCTTGAGAACCATTGGTTCCAGTTGCACCTTGAGATCCTGTTACTCCTGTGCTACCCTGAGAACCTACAGCTCCTTGGGTACCAGTTGTTCCAGTAGATCCTTGTGAACCAGTTGTTCCAGTTGCTCCCTGTGTGCCAATTGCTCCCTGGGATCCAGTAGATCCAGTTGTACCCTGAGCACCAGTTGTACCTATACTACCTTGAATACCTGTGGTGCCTTGATTTCCAGTTGTTCCTTGTCTCCCTTGTATACCTTGACTTCCTTGGATACCAGTTAGGCCTTGTATTCCCTGAGTTCCTTGTAAACCAGTAGGACCTTGAGGACCTAATTGAGTATAAGTTACTTGAAATGTATTAATAATTACAGAAGGAATAGCTGGATGCGGTGCACTTGCTGATGCATATTCCGCATAAATATTTGTATTTTTTGTAGCCCATGCTATTTCATAGTAATCTCCAGAACTTGCATCAAATATAAAATCTAATGAAGTTACATTATATGGAAGATTAGAAGGTACAATATATTTAGTGTTTGAATCTGCTAAAGCTGTTCCATTCTTTTTTAACCAAATATCAATCTCATCTCCTGAACCACCACCACCTGAATAAAACCATTGCACAGAAAAGTTTAAACAGTAAGTTCCTGCTGTAGCATATGTAATTTGTGTACCACCTACTATACTAACGCCATTAGCATAACTTGTATTATTAACACTAATTATGTATTCGGTATTAATTACTGCAGCAGTTTGGTCTACTGTAGAATACCATGAACCATAATATGCTACCACACCACCTGTTCCGGCAATTCCTTGTACCCCTTGTAGTCCTTGAATGCCTTGAACACCTTGACTTCCTACACTTCCTTGTACTCCAGTTAATCCTTGTATACCTTGAATTCCTTGAGATCCAATGGCACCTTGACTTCCTGTTGTTCCAGTACTACCTTGTATACCAGTAGCACCTTGTGTTCCAGTACTTCCTGTAGTACCTTGACTTCCTGTATCTCCGGTTATACCTTGAATACCCGTTGTGCCTTGGGATCCTGTACTCCCAGTTGTCCCTTGAGATCCTGTTAAACCTGTCTGACCTTGTAAGCCTTGAATTCCTTGCGTACCTTGAGAGCCAATACTTCCTTGCGCTCCAACAGCACCTTGCTGACCAGTTATTCCTTGAAGACCTTGAATACCTTGCAATCCCTGTATGCCCTGAATCCCAGTTGTTCCTTGAGAACCCGTAGCACCAGTGAATCCTTGTAATCCTGTAGTACCTTGTGATCCAGTACTACCTGTAGATCCCTGTGATCCTGTATTACCAATTGTACCTTGTATACCTTGCAATCCTGTTGCTCCTTGCGCACCAGTATTACCCGTAGTGCCTTGAGCCCCAGTGGTGCCTTGTGAACCAATAGTTCCTTGATTTCCCTGAATACCCTGAGTTCCTTGAGCACCTTGCGCTCCAGTTATGCCTGTAGAACCTTGTGTACCAATCGCACCTTGTGCTCCAGTTGAACCTGTGGATCCTTGACTTCCAGTATTACCCACAGCTCCTTGTGCTCCAAGCAAACCCTGAGTACCCTGAATCCCTTGTGATCCAGTTGTTCCTTGTGCACCAGTTGAACCTTGTATACCAGTATTACCTTGTATACCTGTTAATCCTTGTAGGCCTTGTATACCTTGGGTACCCTGTGCTCCAGTAAGACCGTTTGTACCTTGAATGCCTTGGACTCCTTGTAAACCTGTTGTTCCTTGAGAGCCTGTATTTCCTGTTGATCCTTGTGGTCCAGTTGTGCCTTGTACACCCTGACTTCCTATTGCACCTTGTGAACCTGTATCACCTTTAATTCCTTGCGCACCTACAGAACCTTGTGCTCCAGTAGATCCTGTTGCTCCTTGAATTCCATCTGCTCCTGTAGTACCTTGAGGACCCATTGTTCCTTGAGCACCTGTTGATCCAATTGCTCCTTGAGATCCCGTAACACCAATTTGTCCTTGTGCACCAATTATTCCCTGAACACCTTGAATACCAAGTGAGCCTTGAACACCCTGAACACCCTGAATACCTTGACTTCCTACTGCTTCACCTGAACAAATCCAGTCTACGATATTAGTAAGCGCTTGGGTTACAGTTGTATCTTGTGCAATTATTGTAGTGCTTTGACATGTAATAGGATCTCCTGTATATACAATACAATCTGCATCAAATGATTCCGCACACTTTTCTGCATCCTCACACGGTTCTGGTGTAGGACAAGCTGGTGGAGTTATTAGTCCATCTGTACAGTTATCATCATTAGTAAATAAATTATCTAATAATGGGGATCTTTTAGGGATCATAGTTTTATATTACAATTCTGCAATACTAAGATAAGCAACAAATTCTGGAGTTGCTGAATCATAGATAACAGATTTAGATATTAAATACTGACTTGGATTTGATGCAAATATTGCATTAATGTCAGCTTCAAGTCCAGATGCTGATGCATTAGTTAAAACTGTTTCTGTTACATTTTGTAATTGGCTCATTGCCAATCCCTTAAGTACAGCTAACTGAAATGGAAAATTATTTCCTTTATTTCCGTATGTCTTTAAATTTCCTATTGACATGATTTAATGTTTAATAACTGGGGTATCACTACCCCAGTATAATTAATAACTTATGCAATTATTAAGTAGTGTACTTTAACCACATTGTTTAATGCAGCTACACCAGCTCCATTACTAAGTACTACTTTAAATGATCCTGCTGCAATGTCTGATACACCAACAACTGGAATACCAGTAGCTGCTTCATCATACTCAACGGATACAAGAATTCTTGATCCTGCAGCAACAAGTGGATTGTTTACTGTAAAAGAAGTTCTAGCATTAGCGGCAAGAGTAGATGATACTGTAGTAATCACACCATTTAAAGCATTTACAGTAACTGCAGTAGTAATACTTGTACCTTGAGTTACATTAGCTGTATTATACAAAGTTTGTAAAGGTGCTGCATTAACTGCAAGTGAAAGATAAGCATCATCGCGGTTAGGGTCTTTTGCTCCTACAGCAAGTAGGTTAGTTGTGTCTAATGGTAAAGCGGCTCTATAGTTACCTGCTTTAATCCAACTAATAAAATTTAGAATATCCATTTTAGTTTTCTTTTATAAACTTTAAAGCTTCAATTATTACTGCTATATCTGCAAGACTGTAAACACCTTTTAAATTTGCGGCATTTACAGCTTGCTCTAATATATTAATTGCTTCTTCTTTAGTTTGCATTATGCTAATAAGATTTTATGAGTAGTACCATTGATAACAACAGTCCATGTTTTTGTGCTTGATACAGTTTCTGTAGTTACTGCTCCTGCATTATAGGTAGTGCTACCTACTACAAACTGATTATTTGCTGTAGCCGTAGCTCCATAACCTAAAATTACACCTCCTGTAAAAGTACTTGATGTTGCTGTTGCACCTATAACTGTAGAAGCTGTACCCGCTTTAGTATTATTACCAATAGCTACTCCTAATTGTTGAGTTGGAGAAGTAATATTTGCTTGATAACCAATCATTGTATTTGAACCCCCAGATGTACAATTTAAACCAGAATTGAAACCGATAAAAGTATTACCAGCTCCTGTTGATAATAAAAAACCAGCAGATGTTCCTAGAACAGTATTTTCACTTCCTGTACTAATTGTAACTAATGCCGCATAACCTACCGCAGTGTTGTTTGCACCACTAGATGCATTTTGCAATGCTCTATAACCGTATCCAGTATTTGCTGTTCCTGTAGTAATTGCTCTTAATGTTCCATCACCAAATGAAGTATTTGTTTCAAGATTGTTTTTACCATTATTCCAAACTGTCTTATCACTTAAATTATATTCAAGATAAGATATAGGGTTACCAGATGGTCCTTGTGCGCCAGCTGGTCCTTGTGGACCTTGAGGTCCGATAGCACCTTGTGATGCAAGTAATGCCCAGTTTGCTGTATCTAAATTAGGGGTAGTTGTACCTGATGTTGCATTAATGCAAAAGTATGATGCACCACCATATCCTACTGCATCATCTGCTACGTAAGATGTTCCTGATGTCCAAGCACCTTGCCATTCAAGACCTGCTGGTCCTACTGGTCCTGGTACTCCTGCTGGTCCCGCAACACCTTGAGGTCCTGCTGGGCCTGCTGGTACAAAAGGTCCTACAACATTAGCAAAATCATCTACAGTAATTGCTCCTGCAAGATATTGGTCATCACGTTTTGGGTCTTTAATCCCTACCGGTAAAACGGATTGAGCTGGATCAATTGTGGTAAATTGTCGTTTACCTTTGATCCAAGAAATAAAATTTAAAATGTCCATGGTTATAAATATTAAATGTATACATTATAATATACAAAAATTATCTATAAGTTGCAAATAATTATTCAGCAGGTTCAGTAAATGTAGAATTATCATATAGGTATCCTATTTGTACAGAATCATCAACTTCAATACATAGTAAATTAGTCATATATGATGGATCTTCTGTTGCTGCTACTATATTAGCTACAACTCCATCTTCAATAAGTGCGTATCTCTTATTCATTAGAAATATGTTATAACCATACAAAAACCATCTCCACCTCTTCCTCCAGTTCCAGAGTTAGCTCCATTAGCAGAAGCACCTCCGCCTCCGCCTCCACCACCTGGTCCACCGGCACCACCAGTTCCTCCAGCAATTGTAGCAGCTGCATTTCCAGAGCCTCCGCCTCCACCACCTATTGCAAAAAATAGATTTGCTCCAGAAGTTAGTATTAAAGAACCAGTACTTCCAGTATTACCTACTGTTCCTCCTGACATACTTGCAACAATTTGTGATGATGATCCACCAGTAATACTGGCACCTGTGCCAGAAAAAGCACCATCTGTTGTATTAATTCCACCACCTGGCATTCCTGAAAGTAAACTTCTATTATTATATGATTGGTTAGTACCTCCAAAAGTTGATGCATTTGCAGTAAATGAAGCATATATATTAGATCCCAATGCTATTCCAAAGAAAAAACTATTAAATCCACTATTACTACCGTTTGAAGTAGCAGTTCCACCTGCACCGCCTACTCCAGTATTTGTAGATACTTTTGATGTACCTGCTGTACCCGTACCTCCAAAAAAAGATGCTGTTCCAGGAGAGCCACCTATACCATTTGTATCATTTACAGTTTG